CCTCCCGTGCGGGAGTAGTTCCCGGCAGCGGTGTTATCACGCCCACCCGTAACGGCGGCACCCTCACCGGACGCCGTGTTGGTTTGCCCGCCGCTAATGGTTGACGAGACACCGGAGGCGGTGTTGTAATATCCGCCGCCCACTGTCGCGGACTGCTGGCTGGAGGTGTTGCCTAGACCACCGCCAATACTTGTCGAGTTATGTAGGGCTTTATTGAGCTGCCCACCGCTGACTGTCGAGTCCTGCATTGTCGCCTGGTTGGTGCGGCCACCACCGATACTGGCACCAGCGGATGACGCGAGCAGCGTGTGTCCGGTGCCGCCCGCGATGGTGCCGTAGCTGGCGTCGGCTTGAATCTCATGGATGGAGCCACCGCTAATGGTGCCGTGGTTTGCCCCCGGATGCACCTTGCAATGGAATCCCATCACCGAGCAGGCCCAGCCATTGATGGCGTTGTCGTAGCCGCCGTGAATGAACACCCAGTTGCCGTTTTGCCCTGTGAGTGTCGGTTTCCCCGTGAGAAGGGAACTGGGGGTGTTCACGTTGGTGAGGTTGCCACCGATGATGTTCTCGTAGTTGATCGCCCCACCGGCGACGGCTGCCGTAGCGATCCCCACGTGGGCATAGGCGTGTTCGCCGTAGAGCATGACGGGGCCTGTGGTGAGTGTGCCGCCGGGTGCCTTCCGGGTTACGCCAATGGTGTCGGCCAGCGCGGTGCCAGTGTCAGACCCCGCATCCCTCACCAAGTATGCGACTGCCCCGTCTTCACCTGTCAGGCCTGCGACGAGTTCGACGTCGTCACGGATGGCTGCTGCATCAGCCGCTGCCGCCTCGGCACGGTCGGCATTGATGGCCACGGTGGGGGAGTCGAACGCTGACGGGAACTTGCCCGTCACCGGGTCGAGGAGGGGAACGTCACCAAAAGTTACAGCCATGTCAGAGTCCAATCGATATGCGGAGAACGTGCTCGGTTGTGGGCAGGTCATCGGGGAAGGTGAAGCGGAGCACCCCGGCATCGGTGGGGGAAGCCTGAACGCCCACGTCGTAGGTGCCGGGCTCCCCGTCGTGGATGCTGGCCGCCGCAGACTGGTAGCCGTAGGCGTCGGTGGCGTAGAACCCGAACGCCAACCCAGGAATGGCACGAAGCTCCACCAGGCCGGACCCTGCCCCCATCCCGAGGAAGATGTAGGTGCGTGGCAAGGCTGCGGGGATGGTGACCTGCCGGGACTTGACGCCGTCAATGTCCAGTCGGAGCTCGACACCCGAGGCTCCGGCGAAGGGCGACCAGTTCACGGATAGTGACCCGTTCGTGGTGCCCGCCACGGTTGGATCCTTGCCGGCGACTGTGACGAAAGGCTCAGTGCTCATGGTTGCCCTTTCCGGGTTGGTGTTCGTGTCATGCCCATGCGGTGCCGTTGATCGAGACGAGCTTGATGGCTGGCTGCCACGGCTGTCCGTCGATGGATACCCAGACCGGGGCCACGTCGGGTGCAGTGAGGGTGACGGTGGCGTAGGCGACGGCGGATGGCGAGAACCCGCCCTCGGGTGGTGGCGCTGTCAGGGTGACAGGGGTGTAGGAGATCGCGGATGGGCTGTACCCGCCACCAGAGGGTGGCGGCGCCGTCAGCGTGACCGGGGTGTAGGAGACGGCCGAGGCGGTGGTGGCCATGTCAGGCCGGGATCGCTTGGACGGTCACCGTCTGGGTGCCCGCCGGCTGGGCCGTCCATGTGTAGGTGGTGGCAGTGATCGTGGTGGTGGTTGGAGTGCCAGAGGTGACCGATCCGGCAAGTGGCGGGGTGGACACCTTGTAGGATCCGGCACCCGACACGGCTGGCCATGTGGCGGTGAACGACCCATCAGTTCCGCCATACACCGTCGGTTCCGTCTTTGCCATGGTCACCACAGGGGTGGCCAGCGGGGTGGCGGTCACCAGAGGTCCGGGCTCCGTTGTTCCGCCGTCAATCAGGCGGACGTCGTCCCAACCCACCACCGTCCCGGTGGGGGCACTGGTGGAAGTCACGCCGAGGTCAATTGCCGCCAGCATGTTCGCGTTCAGGTTGGAGCCCGTGAACGTCCGGTAAGCCAAGGGGGTGGTTCCCGTTCGCGTGTACACCTTGACCGTGTAAGAGGCGGTGGTGGTGGACCCACCGGCCGCGACGATGGAGATCCGGTACTGGCTGCCGAGGGTAGGGGTATACGCCGCACCGGTGGCCGCCGTTCCGTCCGTCGTCAACATGGATGACGACGACAGGGCGGGGTTGTAGATGGTGAACATCCCGCCCTGGTTCAGTTCAAAGACCAAACTCGGGCCACTGGTGTGACGGAGGGTCATCAGGCCGATGGCGGACGTACCGAGAGCGGTGGGGACTGTACACACCCCCTCGAAGACCATGTTGTTGTTGTTGGCCGTGGCGGTGAACCGGCTGATGCACAGGTTGCTTCCTGATACCCACCGTCCACCGTAGGTGCCGTTTGACTTGGTGGCGGTTGAGAACGTCGCCGTCCCGGTGTTGGTGGTGACCTGCGATGCGCCAGTGTTGGTGGTCGTCTGTGCTGCACCGTCAGAGGTGCCATCCTCGAACAGGATCGTCTTGGTTGCCATGGGTGTGTCTCCTTAGACTTGCTCGTCTAGCAAAATGAAGTCCGTGACCGGGTTGGCCGTGGATGCTTGCGCCCGTGTCTTCGGGATCATCGGGATACCGTTCTTGATGACCGACACGTCGGAGGGCAACTGCTTCTGGCTCGGGTAGTCAGCGGCGATCCCAACGGAGAAACAGCCATACGCCCACGGGGCGGCCAAGCCGTGCCAGTCAGGTTCGTGAATGAGTAACGGGGATGACTTCTGCGAGTTGTTGATGGTGACGTGTGCACGCTGGTAGTTCGCGGGGTCATGCAGTTTGATCGACGGGAAGTAGTGCTTCACGTCGTCGGTCCCTTCATGGTTGAGGCCAACGAATGAGCCGTTCGGTGCGCCAGAGTAGGAGCCGTTGTCCCATGCCCGGATGCGGGTGGTAGTGATGTTGCGGGACAGGGTGCCGGAGAAGATGTCGCCGCCTGTGCCGAATGTGACACCCGAGACCAGTGCGTCATGCACGAACACGTCCTCATAGGTGGCAGATGTGGGGCCGTTCGTGGCGAACGCGCCACCGGCCCGGACACCGTTGGACAGGAAGCCGTCAGCCTCGACGCCGCGTAGTGTCACGCCGCCGCCGTTGTAGGTGTTGAACATGTTCGTCTCACCGGGGGGCGAGTTCCAGTCGCCCAACCCGAACCCTTTGAGGGTCATCCACTCGTAGGTGGATCCGGCCGCGTTCCAGTAGGCCATGTAGCCGTTGTAGGCGTGGCCTACGTCTCCGCCTTCCAGTGTGAGGCCGTACATGTGGATCTGGCTTTGGCTGGTGGAATTGCCGGGACCAATTCGCATCGCCGCAAGTGGGTTGATGCCCCCTGCTGACTGGGCGGGTACTCTCCCCGCTTGGGTGGATGATCCCGCGCGCAGCTTGATACGTACCTGCGTTGGGCCGTTGCCCCATAGCCCGTAGCAGGCGGGGGCATACAGGCTGTAGGCGTTGCCGCCCATGAGGAAGTCCACGATCTCCTCGTCGAACCCGTTAGGGAGGGTGACGTACCCGCCACCGGCCGCTGCCAGTCGTGTCGTGAGGACCGTGCCCACCGAGTCGCCCGACTGGTACAGCGACGCGTAGGTGTGCACGGTTCTGTCGGTGTAGGCGGGGTACGGGTAGGAGGCGGGCGGGGTCCCCGGGTCGATGACAACAGGGCCGCCCGGCAACGCGGCCAGGGCGGTCTGGATGTTGGCCATGTTGTAGGCGTTCTTGTAGGTGTAGCCCTCGTCGGTCATGTGGACGTAATCGGCCCTCCAGAGTGAGGTGTCGCCGCCGGGCTTGGCCTTCACGTAGGCATGCCAGTCCATCCACCGGCCGTTGGTGTAGGTGGCCATCTTGGCGCTGGCCTTGGCGTTCCAGTTCAGCCGTGTGGCCACGGAGTTGGTGCCGTCGTCGTAGCCGTCCTTCTGGGAGATGGCGTTCCACAGCACGGGGGCGGTCAACTGGGACATGATCAGGTTGATCTTGTAGTTGATGTCTGAGTCGGTGGTGTTGTGGCCGTTAGCTCCGAGGTTGATGAGCCACAGGTCCGGCTCTCCACCGAGTGCGGTGCGTGCCTGCGTGATGTTGGTCAGGGTGTCGTATCCGTTGGTGTCGGCGGAGTAGATGTCTTTCCCTGAGGCGGCGTAGAAGAAGATGCTCGCCGTCTGGAACGTGGGCTCGAGGAGTGCCCGCATCCGGGCTTCACCGAATCCGTCCTGCCACAGGGTGGAGTCGCCGATGAGGGCAATCGTCTTGGTCGTCGAGGTTGGGGGTGGATCGACGATGGGTGTGCTCCCACCCACGGCCGACCATGGCGACCCGTTGAACGACACCATGAGTTGTGCCACGTCACACGCCCCGGTAGTAGAAGTGCAGGAGTCCATCGGCTGGGGGGACAGCAGGGGCGGCCACACCGGTGGCGTAGAAGCCGTGCGACACCTCTTGTGGTTGCCCGGTGGCAACCAGTACACGGCGGTTCAGGGCGGTCTGTGTGGCGGTGGAGACGGGTTTGTCGGCGTCCGTGGTGTTGTTCACGCTGTCGAGCCCGAGCGATGACTTGGTGGGTGCGTCAGGAAGGTCCGTGGCCGCGATGGCATCGATTTCGGCGCGGGCCAGCGCCTTCGTGGATGCTGCCGCCACAACGACTGGGCGGTTGGTCAGCGTGTCCCAGTCTGCAACGCCACCGGTGCCGCCCTCGACGATGGCCGCCCGCAGGTCGGCGGCGGAGGCAATCAGTTGCGTCAGCACCCCGGGGGCGGCGACGGTGATCAGCCCGCCAAGGACCACCTCCGAGAGGTTGAACACCTGCCCGGCGGACAGGGAGAAGGTGCCGGACGGGAACGCGGTGTTGTCCCACTCGGCCCGCCACTTCCACCCGGACGGCTCCATTAGCGGGTCGTCGGTGATTGCCAGCCGGACACCCTCCACGGTCGAAGGCGTGCCATCCTTGCGGACCAACACCAGATTCCCGGCATCGTTGTACTTTCCCGTCACCACCGACGGCTTCAGCGACACATCACCGGACGCGGCGTGCCAGACGGCGGCCTTGATCTCCGGCGTGAACTTGACCGTCAGCCCCGAGAGGAGGTGAAGGTCGGCCAGAATGTCAGGGTCGTCGGAGTCGGCGAACATCTCCAGGGCGGGGTGAATCACCGTACCTGTGGGGACGGGCGGTCCGGGAACCGGGGTGATGGACATGGGGCTCCTCATGGGTGTGTGGTGTTGACAAGCTGGAGGCCCACCAAGGGGCAGGCCTCCAGCGACCTTGTCGGGGTCCGACCGGCGGCGAGCACCGGACGTCTATCAGATGTGGATCACCTCCTACATCGCGGGCGGGTTTATCCGTGCCAACTGGGGAAGGTTCGTCAGCACGCGCTCGATCTCTGCTGCCGTCTGGACGCCCGGGAATGCGTTGTCGAATGCCCCGGGCTCGAATGTGTAGTTAATGTCCCCGCCTGTACCTGTGGACGTTGCGTTGTCCTCGGTGGTTTCGCGGCGGGGTTCGTCGGCGCCCATGAAGAGGGCAGCGGTCATGTTGTCTTGGAATCGCTGCTTGGCTTCGGGGTCGTCGTTCATGGCCGCGATCACGTCAGGCGCCAGCACCTGTGCCGGTGTGCCTGCCACGAAGTCGGCGTTGCCGATGGACGTCAGGGCCGACACGAGCGCAGCCAACGCGGCCACGGACAGCGCCTCGGTCCAGTTGACGTCGAGGATGCCAACGGTTCCGGCTCCGATGATGGCCACGAGGGCTTGGGCGAATGTCTTGATGGCCCGCTCTCCGAGGCCCTTGAAAAACGCGAGCGTGAAAATCATGACTTTCCTCCGATGGTGGTGGTGACGGTGAGGCCGTCAACGGCTGCGGCCACAACCTTGCTGATGCGGTCGTAGTCGATGGGTTCCCCGGTTGCGGCCTGCACCTTGGCGTCGGCCTGCGCGGCTGCCAGTGCCACGGCCTGCGTGGCCAACGACTTGGCGTCGGCGATCTCCTGCTTCACGCTGACCGGCGTCTTGTTGGCGCCGCGGTAGACGAAGCTGTTGTCCAGCATCTCCCGTGCGATGAACTGGACCGGGCCACGGTCGAAGCCCTTCGCCTGTAGGTCACGGAACTTCAGATCGGTGTATGCCTTCAGCTCCGCGATGACGCGGTCTGCTTCTGCTGCGGACAAGGTGTCCTCCTCGAGTTGTGTTGGTGTGGGGCCATTCCATGTGGAGGGGAGGCCGGGTTTGCCTTGCTGGATCAGTTGGGTTTGAGCCCATGCGGCGCCCTGCCAGACGGTGCGCCACGCCGATGGGTCCGGGTGGGTGTCGCGGCCACCACGGCCGCCTTTCCCGAGCCCGTTGAAATCGGCACGGGCAGCGCTCACTTGGTAGGCCAGGTATGTCCATGTGGTGCCAAGGTCGGCGCCGATGTGGAGGTGGTAGTTGCCTGCCCAGTCCCTCGCCCATGACGCGGAGAACCCGCACTCGCGGAAGATGGCAACCACTACCCAGCGGGCGGCTTTGTCCATGCCCCACACCCGGTAGTCGATTCCTGCCCCGTCGAAGTGGGTGTTGGCTGACAGGGGAGAGGTGCCCTTGGCTTGGATCATGCGGGCGGCCATGTCGAAGCCGGTGATGATCAGGATGAGCATGTGCGCCAGTTGCAGGGCGCCGGAGGTGGCGAGCTCGGAACGGACGATGGCGGGCTTGCCGTTGACCAGCGTTCCGATGGTGACGTACTTGCCTGGGGTGGCAGCCATGGAGCCTCCTGTGGGCATGGTTGAGAACCCACAAGCGACGCTTGCGGGTTGGGGGTAGGGGTGGGTCAGACGGGTGGTTCGATGATCGAGCCGGGGGTGGGCATGTGCGTCGGGGCGAGGCCGTAATGTGCGGCCAGCCACGGGGGCATCGGCTGCGGCACCGGTGCCCCGGCAGGCCACGCCTGCAACGTAGAGCGAATGAAGGTGCGGTCCACCCACTGCTCAGACAGCAGCACCGACACTTTCATTTCGAGTGCGTCAACCCGTCCAGCAAGCTGCTGGTAAGGGGCGGCCTCAGACTCGATGCGCTTCGCCTTGGTGTTGCCCTTGTAGGCGGCGTACCCGCTGAGACCGACAGCGACCAGGGAAAACAGACCGATGATGATCTGTGTGACGAGGGACCCCATTAGCTCCTCACCGCCGGGATGGTCACACTGTCCGGCTCGGGCCACCCGGCGGTGACCCACACAAGACCGGAGATTGCCGCCCACACGGCCATTTCGGCGGGGGCGATGATGAGTCCGGGGGGATAGCCGGGGAGGTAGTACATGACAGCGGACCACACGTGCCCGACCGTGCGTTCCATGGGCATAACCATGGCTGCCACCCACCCCAGCTTCTGCCAGCGCCGGGACGGTGCGCACAGCACCGCCACCAGCCCGGTGACCGTCCACATTGCGGCACGGACAGGCACGGGGAACAACTCGAAGAGGATGGCGTCGCCGGGGTCAATGTCGGAGCTGGAGACGGCCAGGGTGGAGGCCGCGTATCCGAGGTGGAAGACGCCAAAGAGGATGAGTGTCCATATCCGCCGGGACCCTCTCCCGCTGTGCGTCACCCGTGGTGGGGGGATGCCGTAGGGCATCGGTCAAACCCCCGTTGCATAGGGGATGAAAATGCGCTGGCCACCGACCGTCAACACCGACCCGTAGCCGCTCGTCCCCGTGTTGCCATCCACGGGCCTACCCTCGGTGTCGGTGACACCCTTGACCATGCCAGCGCCAGTCACCTCCACCCGCTCAAGCGTGACCTTGGGGCAGCCGCACGGGGTGGGGATCAGCGCTTCCCGTATCGCGGCCGGGATGTCAGTCATGACGCCTCCTGGAGACTGTAGGTGGTGTTCGGTCCCGTGCTCCACTGCGAGCGGAGTGCGGTCAGCTCGAACTGCTTCCCGGCGACGTTGTGGCGGCCGTAGGTGAACCCGGCAATCTGTCCAGGCTCGATGGGCTGCCACTGCCCCGTGAACGATGCGCTGCGGGCTGTTGCCTGCGCAGTGTCGTAGTACTTGCGTGCCAGCATCCGGGCGGCCTCGATGCTGGTCGCGTCCGTCTGGATAACCTCCGTGATGGGGCTCAACGGTGGCGCGTCAGGCCAGCGCCCAACCACGGCAGGCATGTCCTGCCCGCCCTGCCCGATGGCCAAAACCTCATTGGGGGCGCTGAGGTAGTCGTCATCCATTTCGACATCAGGCAGGTACGGCGCGCCAGTGGCATCGTCGAAGGTGAGGACCGCTGCCCGTTCAGACTGCGGCACCCACCGGGAGGCCACCAGAAGCCCGTCGGTCCTTGGGGCGAGCCGGTTATAGGCGACCGCATCCAGGAGCGTGTTGATGATTTCGAGGATGGTGGTGCCGGCCTCGAATGTGAGGTTGGTGCGTAGCGTTTCGTCGGTGTCTCCGATGGAGGCTCGCACCGTTGGGGCGTAGATGGCGATCAGGTCGCGGACCGTCTCCGCTACGGGGGTTGCGACCGGGAGTGTCAGCGACTTGCGGAGGCGTGCCCGTGACAGCAGGACGGTGGGATCGATCCCCGAGAGCTTGAGCGTGGATGACGTGGCGCCGAACGAGCGGGGTGCGGCAGCGACAACCACAGTCGCCAACAGGTAGGTGGTGCCGTTGATGCGGTGCGTGGCCCGCAACCAGAGCCCCCTCAGGTCTGGCAGCGGCGACCCGTCGGGCATCCGATCGGCAATCACACATGACAGGCCGAGCGGGTTCAGGCGGTCGAGTTGCCAGTCGTGCTGCCCACTCCCCTTAATCATGGGAAGAGTGGCAAGGATGTCACCGCCGGGGGTAATGGCGTCGAGCTGCCACCCCTCCAGTCGGCGCCCGGTGATGTAGGCCGGTGGGCGGGGGTCGACCAGCACGAACGGAATGCTGACCCAGTCGAACGTCGGCGCCGTCAGCGTGACCGGGGTATAAACGATCGCTGACGGCGTGAATGCCATTACACCGCCTCACCTTCAGTAATGGTGAACTGCACGGACTGCTTGAACCTGCTCCCGGGATCCCATGTGCCCAGCTGCGCACCGCCTTCAATCGTCAGGCCGCCCGGCTCCCGGTACGTGACGTTGCCGGACGTGCCGAGCGCAGTGATCCACTGGGCAAGGGTGGACACCCCAGTTTCGGGGAGCAGTTGCACCGTCACGCTGCCGCTGCGAGGGTCGAGGGTTTCGGCCTGGCTGATGGTGGCCTTGGCGTGGCCGGCGTAGACGGCAGCCACTGTTTCCCTGCCGCCACCGGTGCCACCGAACCCACGCGACCCGCCGGTGACATGCCCGGACCAGCCGGGCCCGTAGTTGACGTGCACATCCCTTGACACCACCAGCACGGTGGCGGGGTTGCTGTCCGCGTAGGCGGGTGCCGTCGTCCACGCCCGCGCAATGTAGGTGAAGTCGACACCGAGCGGGGGCAGAGGATCGGTCATTTGCCAGTCCTCGTTGACATCCCCCAACGACTTCTCTGTGCCGTCGACGTTGATGCGGATGATCTCGATGCGTGACGTCAGGGCAACGGCGATGTCTGCGTCGACCGTTGTAGGCAGTGCCTCGTAGGCGGTTCCGTCCGGGTTCCACCCGTAGACGTGCCCGTCACGGCGGGTGTCGCCGTCGAAGAAGGACACGTCAGGGGTGGCGTCATCACGGATGACCATGGCGTAGGGCTCCGTGATGTAGAAAGTACCCGTGGTCGCCAGGGCGCCGCCGGTCTTGGCCTCGATCCTTGGCCCTGTTGATCCTCCACTGCCGGGCGAGGTGCGCGACCCTGCACGAAGGTACGGCAGGTCGAGGAGCTCGCCGGCGGCGATGGTCTCGCCGCTCAACTGGAACGCCAAGCTGAGGCCGGGGGTTGTGTGGCTGCACGCAGCACCCACAGCCGCAACCCACCCGGATGGAACAGCGACGGTGTCAGACGACGGGCCGACCGACTGGTAGGCCCCGGTCACGGCCAACGCCATGACATCCTCACCGAGCAGCGCCAACGACGTGGGGGTGATCGTGCCGGACGGGAACGCCGCCCAGTCAGACAGGGCAGGGGCAAGGTTGAGGCGGGTCGTACGGAGACCCTGCACCGGGGTCACCTTCAGCGACACCGTCCCATCCGTTGGGTTCGGGGTTGCCACCAGAAGCGGCGGTGCGGGGCGGTCCAACGCCACCGTGAACGCCACGGTCGCGGGAAGCGACTCCTGGAAGGCATCGCGGACGATGACCTGCACCGAGTATGAGCCGCGGTCCTTGACGTCATCGAACGTGGCCGTGCGGGTCTCGGACCTCTTACCGGCCCGGACATCAACGACGTTGCCATTGGCGTCCAGCAGACGTACCGTCCACGACGACTGCGAAGCCGTGTCCCATGTCACCGTCAGCACCGAAGACTTCAGCGGCACACCCAGCACGGGCTCGGTGATGCTGACAATCGGGCGGGCGCGGGTCGTGAACGACGCCACCGCAGAGTCCGCGCTCCCGGCGTCGAGGCTCTCCACGGAGGCGAACCACTCAATCGTCTGCCCATTACTGAGTGTGCCAGCCGGGATCGTGTACGAAGACGTCAAATCGTAGAAGATGGTGGTACGAGTCCACGTCGACTGCCCGGCGACACGATACCGTGCCTCACCCGACCATTGAGGGGTTCCGTCAGCGGAGTTGTACACCCAGTCGAGCCGGATCGGGCCGGCCGCGTCCACCGGCTCCACAGGCAGAGCCGTCGGCGGGTACGGGGTCACGTACTGCGACACCGTCAGCGACTGCACCCACGGCGCAACAGGGGCGCCAGTCAGTGTCGGGCGAACCCGGTACGTGTGCGGAGTCCCGCCGCTGACCGTCTCGTGAACCTTCTGCCGGGCAGACCCGGCAAGGGTGCCAGACGACACCGGATACCACTCACCATCAAGGGCTGTGAGGGGTGTCGCTGATGTGGTCTGCTCCACTGTCCACGACGACGCGATGGTGCCAGCCGGTGCCACCCAGTCAACCCGGATGTCCCCGCCCACACGGACAGCCGTCACGGACGACGCACCGGCGGGGGTGGTGATGACCTCGGCGGACTCCGGGCTGTACGTGGCCGACGCGCCAGCATCGTTGACGGCCTGCACCTGGTACTTGTAGACGCCGTTCTTCGACAGGCCCGTGTCGCGCCACGACAGGGTTGTGCCCGGCAAGTCATTCTTGACCGTGGACCAGTTCCCCAGCAGCCAGCGTCGCACAATAAACCGGGTCACAGGGCGTTCAGTGGTTGCCGGGTCTGTCCATGCCACATCCGCGGACGTGTCCGACACCCACACTGCGGTCGTCGAGGCGGGTGCGTTTGGCACCAGAACCGACGCGGCACTGGTCACCACAGGGCGTGCGGTGGCCGACCCAGCATTGTTGTAGGGAACCACCATGTACCGGTACGACCGCTCAGGCTTCGCCGTCGCATCGTAGAAGGTGCGTGCGGCGCCACCAATGGAGCCGGCGGGCAGCGGAGCAAAGGCCCCAAGCTCACCCTCGGCCCGGTGGACCACGAACCCAACCCACGGCTGCCGGAACGCTGGGGTTCCCGCCCATGCAAGATCCACGGTGCCGTTGGTTCGGCGCTCCGCAGCAAGGTCGAGAACCCCGGCCGGGATGCTCCACCACGCCTCGAGTGACTTCTCGCCCGAGTACTCGGAGCGTGAGCCGGACTGCATCGTGTAGGCGCGCAGATCGTAGGTGGCTGTGCCGGACAGCCCCGTGACCGTGATGGACCCCGACGTGCCCGTGGGGGTGATCGCCTGCGCCGACCATGCACCGGTCGGGGGGATGTGGCGCTGCAGGTACAGGGTGGTCCCAGCGACCGCACCGGTGTAGGCTACCGTCGCCCCGGTCTCGCTGGTGCGGGTCACCGTCGAAATCGTGGGAATGGGGGTTTCCCACGCACTCACGGACCGGGCAGACGACAGGTCCGACGACACGCCCCACTGCCCGGCGTAGATCCGAACCTCATACGACGCGTCCGGGGAGGGAACGTTGATGGAGTACTGCCCGGCGGCCGACGGCGGGTTGAACGCCGTGTTCTGACCCCATGTGCCGGTCGGGGTCTGCCGGACGTCGACGTACACCTTGCCGCCGTCAGGGACCGTTGCGCCGGAGTACGACAACCGGACAACCGTGGGTGAGGTGCGCTCAGCGCCCAGCAGGGCGGGGGTCGCAACCTCCCACGGATCGACCGTGACCGTGTTGGACTCGGCCACCGGGTCGCCGGAAGTGTGATGCGCCAACAGCTTGACCTGGTAGGACGCATTCGCATCCAGGGCAGCGCCCGCAATCGTGGTGACAAGGAAAGACCCGAGGAGTGCAGTGTCGGTTGTGGCCTGACGCCACGACCCCGTAAGCGTCCGCACCCAGATATAGATGCGGTCGTACCCGGATGCGCCCGCGCTGTACTGAACCCGGATCCACGACCCGCTCTCACGGGTCAGGGACAGGATCGTCGCGCCTGCAATGTCAGCCATTTATCGGGCTCCGTTCAGCCGTGCGTACAAGGGAAAGTCCATCAGCACGCGCTCGATCTCTGCTGCCGTCCGAACACCCGGAAATGCGTTGTCGAAAGACCCGGGCCCGAACATGTACTCGTGGGTCACCGACCCGGAACCGCCAGCCAATGACGCCCCGCCCAGCACCGCGCCACTGGCGAGGTTCCGCACACCCAACCGGCGGCCGGTCTCCTGCCAGATGTCCAGTGACCGGCGACGCTTCGACGGGTGCAACGGGATGTAGGACTCGCCACCGGTTTCGTCCTCGGCCCACACCCGCCATGCCCCGGCCGGGGCGATCTGCGCCACATGGTTCTCACGGATGGCACCCGATGCGTAGTAGTCGACGACACCGCCGTGCGCCTCCGGGAGTACCCGCCCCTTAATGGGCGTGGACGACACACCTATCGTGCTCAATCGAGTCACGATGTTGATTGTGGATGTGGCCGTGCGGCCGTCAGCTTTGCGGAGGAGGTCCATCGCAATGTCGTATCCGTCACGGTTAGCAACGGTGATGATCTCCGACTTCACCTCAGGATCAATACCCTCAAGGGCGGCGTTCAGGTCATCAGCTTCTTGCTTCGACAACTTCGCGCCCGGTGTGGCAACCGTCGTGACGACCTGCTCAGGGACGGCAAACAACGCGGCCGCCAGATTCTCAGACTCGGTGATATTCCCACCCATGGCCACGCGGGCCTTCACCCATTCATCCCGGGCGCCCTTGGTTTTCGCGGCGATCTCTTCGGCGGAATACCCTTGATCGTGCAAGGTCTGCGTGTAGGTCATGGTGGACTGTGCCAAGTCGTCCAGCGCCTTCTGGTTCTCCCGGCCCGATTCCCGCGACTTGTCCAACCACCCGGCGTTCTCCCCGTATTCCTCGGTGTTCTTCGCCAGCGTCTCGGTCAGGGAATCAATGGAGGCTTCCATCCCAATCTCCGAGCCGGACATCTGCAGCATGGCATTCGCGAGATTGAACGTTTCCTCGATCATGGCCTGCTGGGCATCGACCGCCTGCTGGATCGCCTCAGCCTGCGCCTGCTTCTTCTCCGCATCCACCTGCGATGCAGCCGCGGACTTCTTCGTGGCATCGGTGCTCTCGCCCGTCAGCTCGGCCATGTCGGCGGTGTCCTCGATGGCCCCCGCGAAAACGGAACGCTGACCATCCACAGCCTCTGTGAGTTCCTGCTGCTGCTCCGTCAACTGGCGCTGCTTCTCGGACAGGTCGCCGGTGTACTCACCCGCCAATGCCTTCGCCGCGATGTTGTCGTTCAGAACATCCATCTCATCGGCGGTGGCTGTGGTGACACGCTTGTATGCGTCCTCGTTCCCGAGTGCAGCCTCCGTTACATCAGACAGCGCCACGCCCAATTCCTTGGCCACATCAACTGCCCCAGAATCGAGGAGGTTTTGTGCAGCTCGGTCACGGGTGAGGTCCCCAAGTACACTGCCCTGCTCCCGAATTGCGGCGGTGTAGGAATCGGTTTGGGCCTTCGCGTCAGCTTGCTTGCCAGCCCACAGCGACAGAATGGTGCCGGCGGCTGCGACGGCGATACCAACCGCACCCATGGCAATGGTTGCGGTACGCACGCCAATCCCCAACGCAATGATGGCGGTCTTGGCCTTCGATATTCCGACCACCAGTTTCAGTACGCCACCGGCAGCCAGCGCCCCCGCCGTACCGACCAGCAGCACGTTCGTGGCAACCGACTTGACCCCATCAGGCAGACCAGAAATGGCCTCCACGACCGACCCGATCCCAGACACCAGCGAATCAAAGACGGGCAGAAGGTTCTGTCCCATCGTGATTGCCTCATCCTTGATGGAGTTGAGGGCGATCTTCGCCTGCGATGCACGGGTCTGGTAGCGCTGCTCGGCCTCCTTTTGGAGGGCCGTGTTCGCCTCCCACGCATCCGCGCTCAACGCCAACGATTCCCGCAGGAGATCCTGCTCACCACCCGCCACCTTCGTGGCCCCGGCCAACCGCAGCAGCGAATCAGATTCGCGAATACCAGTGATACCAAGATCGGACAGGGCGCCGTTGGCGTCCTCCCCGCGGGCGATCATCCCACCAATGCCCTCGGTCAGTGTGGCAACCGCCCCGGCCGCGTCGGTCTTCCACGCCGTGCTGAACTCCGACGAGGAAACGCCCGCCAGTTCCGCCCAGTCTTTCAGCGAATCGCCATTCTCGCGGACGGCCGCATCAATCTTCTTCATGACCATGGACATGGCCGTACCGCCGGCCTCGGACTCGACACCCACGCTGGAGAGTGCGGCGGACATCGCCAAGACATCGGCTTCCGTCAGCCCCATCTGTGCGCCGACACCGGCGATCCGCTGCGACATGGCCACGATGTCGGCCTCAGTGGTGGCCGAGTTGTTGCCCAGCGCCACAATGGTGGATCCCAGCCGGTCAACGTCACCCTGTGAGGTGCCCATGATGTTCATCATCTTGGCCAGCGACGAGGCGGCCTCCTCGGCCGACAGGTTCGTGGTTTCGCCAAGGTTCAGCATCACTTCGGTGAAGTCCTTGACGTCATCCACCCCGACACCAAGCTGCCCCGCAGCCTCAGCAACCCCAGCGATTTCATCGTGGGATGCGGGCAGCACCTTCGTCAGCCCACGCAGCCCCTCCTCCAGTGCAGACAGTTCGTCGGGGGTGCCGCTGACGGTCTTCGTCACGCCAGCCCACGCCGATTCCCAGTCGATGGCGGCCTTCGCCATTCCACCCAGCGCCAGGGCACCAACGGCCCCCATTTTGAGTAGCGAGCCGCCAACCTTGTCCAGGCCGGATTGGTGCTTGTCGATCCAACGGGTGGCTGTGGTGCCAGCGGACTGCGCGACCCGCCCATACTCGACGGCGGCCGAACCGGCTGACTTGAAACCTGTAATGACCCCTTCGACCCCATCAATGACGAGGCGGGCCAGAACTGTGCGTGAAGCCATAGGTTCGCGCCTCCTCGTGTGGGGTCAGGTGATGTCTGCGGGGATTGGCAGCCTCTCCGTCGACAGGAGGCGGGCCATGGGGAAGTTGTCGGCAGGGGTGTCGTCGAGCTCTTCGTCCTCAGGGCGCAGGCGTCGCCGCAGCTTCTCGTTGTGCACGCACTGGCGGCACCACATGATGTGTGTGCGGTGGAAGAATCCGTCTCCGTCGTCTTCGGAGGGGTGCTGGTCGGTCAGTTCGACGGACAGGTCGCCGCCGCATCCGCCGCAGGTTTGGCGGTCTATCTCGTCGACGGCCGCCGCGATGTTGCGCTCCGTGTAGTCCCACTCCGTCTCCGTGGTGACACGCTGCGTACCGTCAGGTTGGGGGGTGATGGTCTGGGTGGGGGTCCATCCGAGTAGCGCCCGCAGCGACCTTCCCCGTGCCCGTGCCGCTCTTGCGAGCGCCAGTAGGTCGGCGTCAGCCTTGAGGGCGCTGATCAAAAACGGACGCTGTTGCCGCCCCGCTTGTTGTTCGCGTACACGAGGGCACGAATGGGGTCGATTTCACCGAAGGTCAGTTGCGCGGACTCCACGAACGCGGCCCACGACTGCGTGCCCGAGTCCTCGCCATCAATTTCAAGGCGCAGGAAACACCGCTCGGCCAGTTCCCCTTGGAAACGGTAGGCGGACTCCAGTGTTTCGTCGGAGTCGACCGCAGCGCCGCCACACTTGGACAGGATCTGCTCGTACTCGTCAGCCGTTGCACGCCGGAACACCAAGATCACCTGGTCTGCTTTCGCTTCCGCGACGGCCTCTTCGAGTTGCGACTTCACCCGTGCGAGCTCTGTCCGTGCCGTTTCGAGGGAAACGCCCAGTTCCGTAAGGTCGTGCCCGGACGCGCGCACGTCGGCGCCGTCTTCGGGTTCGTCCACTGCAGACTGGTCTTCCTCCAGCTGCCCGATGCGGTCCTGCCACTTGTTGTGCAGCCCAACCAGCTGCTCGACGCGGTCAGCGAGTGCGGTGTCCAGCATGAACGGGATACGCTGCAGCCCCGTCGTCGAACTCTTGGTGCGGCGACGCTCCAGCGCCGTCCTCAGCTTCTCAGCGGAATCAATGGTCATCTTGGTCTCCTGTCAAAAGCGTCGCCCCACCGGACAGGAGAGAACGGTGGGGCGACGCGGATCATGGGTACTGCGGGGGTTGTGATCAGACAGCAGGGATGACGACGCCCTTGGCGATCTTCGTCACCGACATCTTCACCTTCCGCTGGTACTTCCCGGACGGCAGCGGGGTGTCATGGGCCGCGCCGGTCTGCACCATGTACTTGTCCCACTTCTCCGTAGGGGAAGTGGCGGTGCCATGCTTGATGCCCATGCGCAGCGAAACGTAGGCGGTCGAGTCCTCCAAGATCGTCCCGAGAGCCAGGTTGCCCTGCTCGGTGCCGTCGCCTTGCGGGTCCACGATGAAGCTGATCTCGTCCCACGTGTACGTCACCGCACCGAAGGACTGACGGGTCGCATCGTCGCAGCCGCGAGTGTCATCGTCGCGGGCTTGGTCGAAGGTGATCTCCACCGCGGCTGCGGGGAGGTAGCAGGAAATGTCCAAACCGGCGTCGAGGTCTGCCTGAAGCAGCGGCTCGGTTTCGGTCCAAACCCATGTGTTGTTGCCCGGCGAGGTCTTGCCGGACGGGAAGATGTCTACGATCATGATTGCGTCTCCTCGGAGGGGTTGATGATGGTTTGAGGGGCCCCGGATGGGTCCCTGTGTTGCGCTTCCTCAGCGAGGAGGAGCCGTCGGTGGGGCTTCGTGGGCCATGCGTTGCCGTAGGTGTCCGACGCGGGACCGGCCACGATCACGTGCCGGTCAGGGTCGAAGCGACTGGTCGACCATGCGCTGGACTGAGTGTCGCCCTTCCGGCGCACCCGGTAGCGGCCATGCTCGTCAGGTTTCGGGTTGGACATGGGGGACTCCTCAGTCGTTGATTTCGTAGGTGAGGGTGAAGCTGTACCGGATATCGGTCGCAACCGATTTGTCCGTCACGAGTGGGCCGGCGTCGGTTTCCCTGCACATCCCGAACCTTGGATCCGTATACGGCCACCAGTTCAGGAAGGCACCACGGGCGGCATCGAGCGCCAGGGCAGCCTGTCCAACACCAGACCCACAGCAGCGGACCCGGAACCTGCCGCGCCGCGCCGAGACCGTGCCGTCAGCACGGGCAACCTCATCCCATCCCGGGTCGGGATCAATGATCAGGTAAGCCTTGTCTCTCGAGGTGTCATCAGGGGGGGTCTCAGCGAACACCAACACACGGGGCTCCAGCGGCTTGGCCTTGGCCTCCGCAAGTTGATGGAGGGTAAGGACGGACGGCATGAAGTGACCGGTCATTTCAGCGTCCTATCCAGAATGCCGTCCAGTCCGTCAGCGAGACGCCCATCCGACCCGTCAAGCGACGGCCCAACGAATGGGTGCGCTGGCATTCGGGCGGTGCCGTTCTCTTGGTAGAACGGGTACATTTCGTCCAGCCTGGGGCCAATCTCGGCAACCCTCCGCCACTTGGTTCCACGGATCTTGTAACCGATGGATCCACGCATGTCGCCCGACTTGACCCCGGCGGCGGCCTTCTGTGCGCGGCGCACCGCTACGGCTTCACGCCGAAGAACGGTGACGGTTTCCTTGTCGAGTTTGCCTGTTGCGGAAGTCAGTGCCTGCTGGAGCTCGCGGGCACCTTTCACGAAGATCCCCATCAGGTCACACGCCCGGCCTGTAGCCAACAACCCTGCGAAGGGTGGTGGCCGAGTCGAGGATTTCACCGGAGAGTTTGAAGCTTGCACCCACCAGACCCGGGGTGCGTGACGTCGTGACGTCAACCCGTAGCCCTTCACGGTAGGGGGCATCCTGCGGCATCGTGATCGTCACCTTGTCGAGGGGCATGTCCTCACCGCCCGAATCAACCACGGACGGGACACCAGAGACGATATGGGCCGCCCCTGCCCACAGGGTTGCCGTGGGGGTGACGTAGACCGCGTCTGTGACGTCGAGTACGGCCGGCCCGGTCTCTTCCACGACCACGACCTCGTCGGGAAGGTCAGGGTTGACCCGCTCACACGTCACCAGCGACGGCCCGTCAGTGAATGGTGCAACCTGCGTCCCCAAGACACGAAGCTCAGAGCCACGCACCAGCAGACGCAGGGGCGGGTCGAGACGCTCACCGTCGACAACCATCAGCATCACACTCTGCGTGGTCCGGCCCGGTGAATCGGCGGTGGTCTGGGAGGGGGCATGCTCCGACACACCAACCTGCACAGTGCGGGGCACGTCACCGAGGACCTGCGCGTCCTCCAGCTCGACCAGATCGGCCCAGCTCACGACGGCCACAGGTTCCATGTGGCCCGAGACGGTTCAGGGAATGATCCAACCGGGCCAGCGCCGTCTGTCGCTGCTACGGGGCAAAGGCCCCGCAGCGCGAGACGGTCATCGGTGGTGAACACTGACCCGATCTCCGTGTCGGAGAAGTAGGACAGTGACCAGTCGCCGGCGGTGCGGGATTTCACCGCTGATGCCCTCACTTTCGTGATGGCCGCGGCGGTCGACAGGGCACCCTTCAGGATGGCGATGGCGTCGCCTTTGTCGTTGTCCACCAGGTCATGCAAGCAGGGGGCGATCGACCGTGCGTACACGATGACACGGCTTCCCAGGTCAGCGTCACCGCCCAGATCATCCGGTGCGATTGTCATGGTCTCTCGCCCCCCATCTTTGTCAGCTCTTCCTGGGTACCACTGGCTTGGCCGAAACCTCTGGGGTCTCGACCTCTGGCTCGGGGTTGACAACCTCGACCACGAGGCCGACGGACAACAGGTGGCCGATGTTCTCGACCCCGTCGGGGAGGACGGCGCCGCGCTCGAAGTAGCGGTCAGAGCCCGCTACCCGTGCCGCGACGGCCGCCCCCTTCACGATGTACCCGGCCATCAGATCCCTGTGCCAGTGATCCGCACACCGGCCAGCGGTGCGGTGACGTAGGGCACCCCAACGCGGCGGGTACGGACACGCCACGAGTCGTTGTCGTCGCGACCCGAGGGGCGCCACGTCTTGACCTCGACACCGTTCTCCGTGCGGGCGTACCCGGGGGAGCCGATGTTCTCCGTTGCGATGCCGCCGAGGTTCTCGGCATCCACCACGAACGGGTCCGTGAAGGGCGAGTACATCGACTTCACCCAGGTCAACCCCAGGTAGTCGAATGCACGGGCACCGGTCAGGAGCGGGTTCCCGGACTCACGGGGCAGGAACCCTGCACCGATGAGGTAGGACGAAGCCTTCGCGTACTGCGTGGGCTTCAAGACGACGGTGTTGGCGGAGTACCCCAACTCCAGCTCCTCGACCGTCGCGGCCGCGGACAGGACGTCCTCGACCAGCTTGGCGCCGGACGTCCATGCACCACCGGTGTAGGTCTGCGTGACCTTGGAGGCGATGATGGCGGTCGCGAATGCGTCGAAGTCCTTGATCATGGTGTTGGCCATGCGCGTCAGGAGCTTCTGCAGGGTGTCGCGGGGGGTGCGGGCGATCTTCTCGTCCGTCACCTCCGAGTCGAAGCCGGTCTTGCGGGTCGCCAGCAGCGCGGCGGCCACGTCGGCGGCGGTGATCAGCGAGTATTCGGCGCCGGGGGCGATGACCTCGGGGCTCGAGTCGACGAACAGTGGCCCGTCTTCCTCGACCATGATCGAGCCGGTGCCGGTTGCGTCGGCGGACCCACGCAGCAGGTAGTCCGACACGAACGTCAGATCGGTCAGTGCCTGCATCCGGCGAGACACCAGTGCGGGGCTGGAGAGGAAGCGGTGTACTTCCTCCGTGGTGAGCGTTGCGTCACGCTTCACGTCAGGGTATGTGGACATGGGTGCCTTCCTCTCAGGACCGGACGAACTCGACGACGACACCGGCCGCACCAGCGGCGGTGAGGGCGATCCCGAGGACGAGGCCAGTGGTTGCGGTCTGGATGGTGCCAGCGGCGCCGGCCTCAACCTTGGCGCCGAGCACGATTGCGGCGGCGGATGATGCGGTGTCGACGGGGCCGGCGAGATGCACGGTGACCTTGTCGCCCGTAATGACGTCGAAACCCGCGGTGCCGATGGCCTTCGCGGATGCGGCACTCGCGACGACGACGGTGCGGTCAGCGGCGCCGACCTCAACGACCTGGCCGCCTGTGATGGCGCCACCAGCGGTGAACGTCACCGCCTGGCCCGGCTTGAACTTGGGCAGGTGATCAGCCATCAGTTGGCCTCCTTCTTGTTGGGTCCGGAGACCTTGGCGTACAGCACGTCGTCGGCGGTGTCGACACCGTCGGAGTGGCCGACCTCGTCCAGCGGGACAGCGTCGCCCTTGCCGAGGCTGGCGAGGACCGGTGCGAAGCCGTCCTCGTCCGCTTCGAGGCGGGTCGTCCAGAAGCTGGCACGGGCCGGGGGGATGCGGCCGTCATTGATGGCAGCCGTGACGAGCGCGCCACGACGCTCGGTGTCGCGCTCGGCACGCATGGCGCGTACTTCGGTTGCGGCGGCCTGCAGGTCCGCGAGCTGTGCCGCCTCAACGGCGACCACGCCCTCGGGGAGCACAGCGACGGGGGCGACGGTGGGGATTTCGGCCTGCTCGGTGAGGGTCTCATCGAGGGCGGCAAGGATGCCGGACTCGTCGAGGTTGGCGTCGGTGATCCCGAGCCGCTCACGAAGCCCAGCCATGAACTCAGGGTTGGATGCCATGGTGGCGTCCTCCTTCTTCTGGTGGGTGGATTGACCCGACTCGGACGCCGGGGGCATGTGGGTGGGGTTGCGGTTCCCCATGGAGGCCGCGGGCGTGAAGTCGCCACGGTTGGTCAGTGCAGACAGGTCGAACCGTGCCTGCGCGTTGGCGGCCGTCGAGGTGGCCTCGCCCTCGATGCGGTCAGCAAGTCCACTGGCCACGGCTTCATCGGCGTTGTAGAAGACTTCCTCGCCCATCACGGCAAGCCACGAGTCGACCGTGCCGCCAGCTTTCGCAGCGTAGATCGAGGCGATGTTGCGGTCGGAATGATCCAAGGTCTCGGCGTACTTGATCATGTCGGCGCTGTTGCCCATGGCGAAGCCCCAAGCGTTGTGCACGAACATGATCGAGTTGGGCATCATTACAACCTCGTCACACCCGGCAGCGATGAACGAAGCTGACGATGCAGCAATGCCCTCAACCACGGCCACGGTGCGGGCAGGATGGACGCGAAGCTGATTCAGGATCGCGAGCCCCTCCCAGACTTCACCACCGGGGGAGTTGATCAGGACACGAATCTCGGTGACGCTGCCGTCGAGGCCGTCCAGCGCAGCGGAGAACTCCTTGGCGCTGACGCCCCAGAAGCCGCCGTACGAGTCGATGGGATCGTAGAGCCGGAGCGAAGCCACGCCGGAATCCTGCTTCGGGGTGGGCACCTCGGCCCGGATCGCGGTCTTGGACCGGGCCTGTGACTGCTGGTAGAACGGATTCATGCGGACTCCTTGAGGGTTGTGGCCGACCCGGCCGTGCGAGTGCGATCAACGCCGCGGTTCTCGAAGACGGGAAGGTTGCCCTCCTGCCGCACGTACACCTCCAGGTTGTCGTCAGACGTGAGGACGCCGCAGTCGACCAGTAGCTTGATGGCCTCTGCCGTGATGGGTGACTTGGAGCCGATCTTGTCGAACACCAGACGCGGCGCAGGTTCGTCCTCGCCCCAGTTCAGATCGACCAGGTCGTCGATGGCGTGCTGCTGTGTGACGTCGGCGAACCACTGGGCCTCAGCGTTCAACGAATCCACAAAGAAGTCCGCGAACGTCGACCCGAGAGCCCACGATCCCGTCTGGGTGCCCAAGTTCAGGAAGTGCGCCAGGACGGCGCGGGCGATCTGCTCGTCGTGGTAGCGAATCGGCTTGTCGGAGTCGGGCAGGTCGCCCTCGACACCGCGCAGGGTAAACGTGGAGCCGTTGGGGAGGGACGCGCCAGCGTTCTCACCAGAGCGGAACCCTGTTGCAATCTTCAGCCCCTGGGTTTGCTCGTTCTTGCGCCACGTCTCAGCGTCGCCTGACTCCGCCCCATCTGGTGTGGGTGCGGCCGTGTAGATCGGCACACCCAACCCGTTGCGGGCGACAGTCAGCGCTTGGGCCCGCATCATGCGGTCCTTCAACAGCCAGTTCTTGTAGGCCGGACGCAGCAGCGAACGACCAGCCCAGTTCCCGCCCTCGCGCTGGTGCACATAGGCCACGAGCTGGTCCACCCTGATCACAACCGGCTTCGCGTCGCCAGCCTTGGGGTGTTGTTCGATCGAGATGAGCCCGCCATCAGATGCAACGTTGAACTTGGAGATGGTGCCATGAGGACGCCACGCCAACTTGTGGAGACGTGCCAGTTCACCCCGGATCTCGTAGGACTGGTTGAAGTACGAGTGCCCGAACGGCATCGCCAGCAGTGACAGCCGCAGGTGGTCATTCCACGAGAAACGACCACGCTTGCGGACCGCCCGTGGCTCCGGTTCCCTGCCCTTGATCGGCAGATCGAAATCCGCAGAAGTCACCTGCGCGACTTCCTCCCGAACACCAGTACAGTCCAGTGACCACCCGGTCGACATGATCGGCAGAATCACCGCAGACAACACGGACACGACCTGGGATTCCTCGGTGCGCATCCGTTCGTAGATTTTCAGGTTGTTCGGCCACATCAAGTCGGGGTTCTGCTCGTCGATGTCCGGGCCCAGGGTTGACCATGTGGCGATGTTGCCGGTCGCGTATCCGACTTCGTTGGTCGAAACCATGCGTCACCGCCTCTCAGAAATGGATGGATGCAAGATCAGGCTCACCAGCGGACTGTGCGGATTCGGATACCACGGCGACCGTATTCAGCGTGGGCATGACGAACGGCTTGACCACCGGCTGGTGGTACAGCAGCCACAGGGCGCCAATCGCCGCGATCAGCGGGGAGGCGTCACAGGGCGACCCCCTGCGGTCGATCACGTCGACACCACCCAAGTTGCGGGTGGAAGACATCGCCGCCGCTGCGTCCAGGGCGGGCTGTGGGTTGTGCGCCAACTCGCCACGAGTGATATATCCGAAGGCGTCGGTGTAGGCGTTCAATAGTTCCTGCCCACCCCAGTCCACGATCGGCATCGTGAAGTCCTTCGAGTCCTTCAGTTGCTGCAGCACCGACGACGCCGGAGCTCCACGCAGCTGCGCAGTGACACACGAAACCCGGGACCGTACCTTCGGGTCAGACAGGAACTCCTCGACCCAGTGAGTCGAGATGCGCGACGCCCTGAGCTCCACTTGGGGCCGACCATCGGCACGGAACCCAGCCACAGCCACATGGGTCCTTGACTGATCATGCGAAACGTCGAAACACGCCACCAGAGGGCCGGTCAGCCTGTCAGATACGTCCAGTTTCGGACCACCTGGGCCATCCACAGGCTGGTTGATCCCGGCGTCCCACGTCCCCGGAGGATACGGGGACTCGATTGCCCCATCCGGCCACTGGCACAACACCTCCGTGCGGAACACCCACTCGGGGTCCGTTCGGTTTGCACCGGCGATGGTCCGTTCCTCGATGATGTAACCCAGAGACGGGTTGGCCTCACACCAGCCGTCCCTGTCGCCCTTCTCACGGGTAGGTGCAGCAGACCATTCGGCAATGAACAGCGTGTCGTCGCCATCGAGGTCGGCGGCCGCCTCCGTCTCAATGGCAAACTTCTCCAACGCCGACAACTCGCCGATGCCATCCGGGTCGCCCAAGGCGAGATGCGCGATCCGCCGAAGATGCTTCAACACCGCAGACAGGATGTCCCCGGCGTTCGACAGGGCAAAAATCAAGGCGTGAGGGCGTGCCATCGTCGACTTCGTGACGGCACCCCACGCCAGCCAGTTCCGCTGCTCGCGGAGCTCGTCAAAGAGGATCAGATCACCCGAGAAGCCGCGGCCAGCGCCCCTGGACGCCGCCTTCACTTTCCAGCGCCGGCGCCCCTTCAACTGCAGGGCACGCTTGCCGTTGATCGCCACGACCTTCGCGACCTGATCCTTCAACCATGGCCGCAGCGGGCTCTCGTCGCCGTCGTCGTCCTCCTCAACCGCCATGACCAACTCAGTGGCCAGGTCGAGGATTTCCTCCGCCGTATCGAGGTCCTGGGCAACACCCAGCACCGTCGACCAACGCAAGATGTAGAGCGCGAACAAGCCAATGACGAGACTGATCGTCGACTTGCCATTCTGACGGGCCACCAGTAACAGGATGGTCTTGAAACGAAAGCTGCCATCCTCCAACAACTCGAGCGCATGAACCATGAACCAGACCTGCCAGGGCAACAGCGGCATCCCCAGCACGTCCCGGGCAAAGTCACAGACGTCATACCCGAGCGTCCAGCGCTCCGTCTCCGGTGAGCGCGGCTCAAGAGCGTGCAGCGGGGGTGTGAAGATTCTGGGCTCGGTATTCCCGAACCGCTTGCCGTCCTTCAGCATCAGCGCCCCGTGCGCCGAGCAACCCTGTCCTGCAGCGACGAAATGGATGCGGCACCAGTGGCTACCGGTGCGGGTGCAGGATCGGCAGGCCTCGCCGCGGGAGCATTCTTCACGGCCGGCACCGTCAACGCGAGCTGCTCAAGATAGCGCGCATACGTGCCCAGCGACGTGTTGTCGTTCGCCGGAACCGCCGGCCGGGAGTTCTCGTGCTGGCTCGCATCATCCAACGCCCACTGGACAATCACGTCCCACGCGTCAATTTTCGCCGCCAACGCACGGGCAGCACCAACCGCAGCAGCATGCTTCGGCTCCAAATGAGTCGCAGCGGCAAGGGACGCCTCAAGGCTTTCAAGGACGCTGAGCTGTGGAAAACTCGCCATTTCGAGCCTCCAGTCAGGTCGCGCGACCCCCCGGAAAGTGCCTTCGGGGGGAAAGAACAG